TGACTGTCCGGGCCCATCGCCACCAGCTGCCCGATCAGGTCCTGAGACAGGCCCTTCTTGGACAGCAGCTCGATCTGAGCCTCCCGGGCACGCACCGTTCCCTGCCGGTCGCTCATCCCGGACAGAACGTCGCCGATGCTGGTGGCCTCCGCCAGGTTGCCCAGGCCCAGGAAGTCGGCGGCGGTCTGCTTCTGGTCGGTCGCGGCGGTCTTGGCCTGCTCCAGCCGGGAACTGACCGCGTCGCGCTTCTTGGCCATCGCCTGCAACTTGGCCGACGCTGCCGTGACCGAGGCCGCCATCGCCTTGCCGCCGACCCCGGCCGCCTTCAGGTCCTTCACCAGCTCCTTGGAGGCCTTGGCGATGTCGGATGCCGAACCGGTCAGGGACTTGGTGAAGTTGGTCAGGTCGCCGGGGATGTCCTTACGGGCCTTGGCGCGGGCGGACGTGGTGCCCTTGGCGAACCCTCGGGCGCCGATGCCCTCCCACATCCGCATGGAGTCACGGTGGTTGAACACCTCCGCGCTTCCGCTGCCGAACTTCACCAGCTCGGGGCCGCGTTCGCCCACCCAGGCGACCTCACCCGGGCGGGGCTTGCCGCCGTCGGCGTAGCCCTTGGCCGCGAACCCGTACCAGTCCGTGAACAGGGAGTCCTTGTACGAGCGGGCCCGCGACCCGACGATCACCCCGTCCCCGCCCCTCGACTCGACGTTGACGCCGTTGAGCGTGCCCGCCGTGTGGCCCACCCCGCTGTTGGTGATGCCGATCATGAACGGCGAGCGCTTGCCCTTCACCCAGCCGGACGGGGCGGTGGCCCCGGAGAAGCTGCCGGTGGCCCACCGGCGGTGCGCCTTCTGCCCACGGATCACCGACTCGATCGCCGACATGAACCCGGAACAGTCCCAGCTCGGGTCACCGTTGCCGCCCCACTGGTACGGCTTGCCGTTCTGCGTGCGCGCCCAGGACAGGGCCGACTTGTAGCCCTTGCCGCCGACGCCGGCGGCCTCCAGCTTGCCGTCGGCCTTGGCGGAGTAGCCCACGATCTGTTTGATCATCCGCTTCGGGATACCGGTGATCATGTCCCGGTACAGGGACGGCGATCCGCTGATCTTCTCGATCAGCGGCTTCACCACGGCGTTCAGACCGGCCTCGGCGGAGGCCTTGACGCCGTCCTTGAGCCACGCCACACCGGACTCGGCCAGGTCCGTGCCCTTGTCCCAGGCCTTGCCCACCCAGCCGAAGATGCCGCCCTCGGCGAACCCCTGCCCCTGGAACGGGCGCAGCGACTTGCCGTGCATGGCGGCCCGGTTCACGGCGAGCAGGCGCGAGCGCTCGTACGGGTCGCGCATCGCCTCCGAGACGGCGATGCCCTCGCCACGGCGCAGCGGCACCAGCTGGTCGTCGCCCTGCCGGTACGAGGACTGGCCAGCCAGGATGCCGCCGCGGGCGAACCCCTCGGGGTGGAACTCCTTCAGGGTGGGGGCGCCGAAGGCCTTGGCCACCTTGTTCCAGGTGCCGACGATGCCCTTGTTGTAGACGGTGTTGATCACGAAGCTGATCGGCTTCTTCGCGAGCTGGCCGACCTTCCCGAACTGCTTTCCGATGGTGTCCTTGGCGTCGGTGAACGCCTGCCCGAAGGCCTTCGCGGCGGCCTTCGCGGCGTCGACGGGCGGCTTGATGCCCTTGTCGTACAGCCACTTCGCCACCGACGCGATGCCCCGGAACGCCGGCAGCAGGGCCGTCTTCCACAGCCAGGTCGCTCCGGCGCCGACCGCCCGGAAGCCGGTCTTGACCAGGCCGAAGTACAGCTTCACCCCGGTCCACCACAGGCGGAACCCGCCCACGATCAGATCGAGGGTGGGTGAGATCGCGACGTCCCACAGCCACACCGCGCCCGCGCCGACGGCCCGGAAGCCTGCCGAGACCAGGGAGAAGTACAGCTTGACCCCGGTCCACCACAGGCGGAAGCCGCCCACGATCCAGCCGATCACGGGAGAGATCGCCTTCTGCCACAGCCAGACCGCGACCGCGCCGAGCGCGTAGAAGATCACGCCCACGGCCGTCGCGTAGATCTTCACGGCGGTCCACCACCATTTGAAGGCGGTGACGATGAAGCCCACCACGGGCTTGAGCACGACGTTCCACAGCCACAGGGCCGCCACCGAGACTGCCTTGAACGCGCCTTGCACGACGTTGCGGAACGTCTCGGACTTCTTGTAGGCGACGACGAGGGCGACGCCGAGCGCGACCAGGGCGATCGCGATCAGCACGAAGGGGTTCAGCGCCATGACCGCGTTGAGGACCGCCTGCGCGGCAGCGAACCCGCTCGTCACCGCAGTGCCGACGAGGATCGCCGCCCGGTACGCCGAGAACACGGCCGTCACGAAGCCCGTCGCGATCGCCTGGGCGTTCAGGGCGATGGTGAGGCCACCGACGAGGACGATGACCGGTAGCAGCCAGGCGCCCCACTTGTTGATCCAGGCGCCCGTCGCCTCGAACGCGTCACCCGCCCAGCCCACGCCTTGGATCAGCCCGTTGATGCCGGGCAGAACGACCGCGTTCACGACCTGTCCGAAGGTGTCGGTGAAGCGGCGCTTGAGGACTTCGAGGCGGGTGGCGGTGTTGCCCCGGATGGTCTTGCCCAGCTTCGCCGCGGCCCCGGCCGTCTTATCCATGCCGGCGGACGCCGCGGCGGAGGCGGGGTCCATGGCGAACAAGGCGTCGCCCATCACGGTGCCCGGGTCACCGAACAGAGCGGTGGCGGCGGTCAGCTTGGTGGTCTGGTCCTCGGTGCCGCGCAGCGCGTCGAGGGTCTGCTGAAGCGCGCTGGTCGCCGACGAGCCGCCCTTGCCGATGAGGTCGGCCATGTTCCCGGCGTCCAGGCCGATGGACTTGAAGGCGTCCTTCACGCCCTGCTCGGAGGCAAGCGCGAGTTCACCGAACTGGCCGATGGCGTCGGCGACCTGGTCGCTGTCGCGGGCGCCGCCCTTGATGGCCTGGTCGATCAGGCCGATGGCCATCTTGCCGTCGAGCCCGACCCGCCGGAACTGGGTCGAGTACTCGTTCATCGTGTCCAGCAGGTCGTCGGCCTTGTTCGCCGACGACTGGAAGCCCCGGGTGAGGATGTCCAGGGCCTGGCCGCCGTCCTTGGCCATCCCGGTGCGGATCATCTGAGCGGCTGCGTTCGCCGTCTTCGACAGATCCTGCTCGAAGGTGCTGGACAGGTCGGTGACCTTCACGGTCAGCGACTCGATCGCCTTACCCGTGGCCTTCTCCGGAATCAGGCCGGAGCCCATCACCTGCCGGACGGACTCGGCGCCCTCCTCGAAGGTGTCGACAACCGCCTTGGAGTACAGGCTGCCTGCGAGCTTTCCGGCCCGCTCGGCCCCCTTGCCGGAAGCGCCGAGCTGTCCGGCGAGGCGGTCGGCGGTCTTCTCCTTCTCCAGCTGCTTGACCGCTGAGGCCGCGATCGCGGCACCCAGCAGGGCGCCGACCGCGGCGCCCCCGGTCTTCAGCTTCTCCCGCATCCCGCCGACCATCTCGTCGCCGCCGGCTTCACCGGCAGCCCGGGAAGCCTGAGCGACCGGCTCCCCGATCTCCCGCGCGAGCTGCCTGCCGAAGCCGGACATGTTCGGCAGGACGTCGACCCACACAGCACCAGCGCGGGGCATGGACTCACCCCTTCTCTGCGTACTGGGGGGTCACCTGGGCGACGATCCGCAGGTAGCCGGAGCGTGCCTCGGTGGCCTCTTTGCGGGCCTTGTTCTTCCGCTTCTCAGCAGCGGCCTTCGGCTCGGGCCGCCAGACGGCCTCGGGATACGGCTGCGGCGGTATCTTCTCCGCGCGGTTGGCGTTGCGGAAGTCGGTCACCAGCTGGCCCATCAGGTCGACCACGTCGGCCATCCGGAAGTCGCCGTACCCGAGGGCGTGCCCCGCAGCCGCGCGGGCCAGGGCGCCGTTCGGTGGCAGGCCCTCGACCAGGACGCGCAGCTTGCGCAGCGTGATCTCTCCGCGCCAGTACTCCGCCACCGGGTCGCGGGGCGCGTAGTGGTGGCACAGGTCGGCCTCGACGGCCTCGGGGTAGTGCCCGAGGACGTCTAGGACCGTGTAGGGCGCTTCTTCACCTGGTCACGCATGTCCTGCTGCACAGCCAGGAACAGCAGCGCGATGTCGTTGTCGGAGTGCCCGGCGGCCACGTACTTGTCGTACTGGTCCTCGCCGAGGATCGCGACCGCCTTCTCGCGGCTGCTCTCGGCGTCGTCGACCGCGGTCGACCACTCGTCGTCCGCGAACAGCGGGTGAGGGAAGGTGAGGACCTCGCCGTTGTCCAGCTCGAAATCCACCTCCTGTCCGCCCAGGGCCTCGGTGAACTGCTGCTTCACCTCGGACAGCTTGTAGCGCTTCTTGTTCGGCTTGCTCACGTGCGTCTCTTCTCTCGTGCGGGGGTGGGCCTCGGGGTGAACCGTGGAAGGCTCCGCGGCGGCGGGGCTCACCCCTGGCCGCCGCCGCGGAGCCCGCTTTCTGGGGGCGGTCATGCTCACGCGCCGCCGGGCGTGGTCGTGGTGACGTTCACGGCCGGGCTGGTGCCGCCGGTCAGGCCAGCCGCCGAGGCCGTCATCTGCGCCACGTCCGTCTCGGCCAGCAGACCCTGGAACGTCACCGTCACCGGCGTGCCCGGGTGCGGGCCGCCCGCGCACACCACGTCGCCGACCGCGATGTTGGACAGCGCCTCCAGCGCCGACTGCACCGCCGCTGCGGTGGCGTCGTAGGCGATCCCGGCCGTGGTCTGCCCGGAGTACGTGAGCGTGTAGGTGCCGCCGGTCGGTCCGCCGGTGATCGCGACCTGCTGGACCTCGTTGGACAGCGGCTCCAGGTCGCGCCAGCCGGGCCCGTCGATCCACGTCAGGCAGTCCGTGCCGAGGGCGTCGTCGACGTAGGCCTGGTAAGTGACGCCGCGTGCGATCTCCGCCGTGCGCGTCCACTGCTCGTCTTCCCGGCCGGTGCGCAGCGCGGACGGCATGTGCCGGACGATGTAGAGCGCCTGGCCGGTGCTCTTGTTGAGGTCCTCGGCGATGAACACCAGGCGCCGGTAGCGGGTGGGCGGGGTCTTCGGCCGCGACCACGTCCACGCCTCGGAGCCGATCACGGGCAGTGCCCCAGGCCCGGACAGTGGGAGGTTCTCGTACAGGGCGACCGCCGCGGCGTTCGTCTCCTGCGGAACCCACTGGGCGGTTGCGGTGTCGGTCTCGACGTCCGAGCGGGTCGGCGAGGCGGACTGTCCGGACTCCACGTCCGAGGTCGACAGGTCGCCGGAGAAGGTGACGCCGTCGGTCGTGGTGTAGCCGACCGGGACGTATCCGGCGGGCAGGGTCTGAAGGACGCCGTCCTCGTCGAACGGCGCGGACACGGCGTCCGCACTCGCGTCCGCGGCGAAGATGGCGTAGCGGAGCGCCTTGCGGATCAGCGACGAGCGCAGCTCCGCGATGGTGGTGAAGTCAGCGGCCGGCATCGCGGCCCCCTTCCATGACGAAGCCCCCGCGCGGGCGGGGGCTGGTGGGTTGCCGTGCGCGTCAGGCGTCGGTGCTGGCGCGGGTGGTGAGCGTGTAGGTGGCGATCGCCCGGCGCACGCCGGGGTTGCCGTAAGGGACCTGCACCGGGCGTTGCAGGGTGTCGACGGTGTCGATGACGACGCCGCCCGCGACTGCTGCGGCCAGGGCGTGGACGGCCTGGCGAGCCTGCTCGGCGAGCAGCCACATGGCGGACCGGTCAGCGCCGAATGCCTCCACGTCGATGGTGGCGGTGTCGCTGGTGTGGCTGTCGGCGCCGCCCGCTACCTGGACGACGACCACCGGAACGAGCGTCTCGACCTTGGCCGGGACCTCGTCGGTGACGCGCACGCCCGTCAGGTGGGTTCGCATCCCCTTCATGACGGCCAGCTCGATGTCCGGCCACATCAGCTCTCCCCGGTGCGGGCTGCCCGTCCGAGGATGCGGCGCCGGGCGGTGGTGCTGTCGCCGTACTCGTGTGCCTCGGCGTCCGCCCGGTCGGCGAGCACCTTGGCGGTCGGCCGGCCGCGCGGCCGGATCTCCTCCGCGACGGTGATGGAGTCGGCGAACTCGTCGCCGATCTCGGCGCGCGCGAGCGCCTGGGCGCGCGGCACGATCTCCTCCGCTGTCTCCCGCAGAGCGTCCCGGACCGGGGCCGACTGCATGACCTCCGGCAGGCACGCCGGGTCGAACTCGAACCGGATGCCGCTCATCCGCTCACCACCTTCAGGAACGCCTCGGTGTGGTCGAGGATCCCGGCGAAGCTGCCGTGCTCGCCCGGGTCCCCGTCGATCTCGTACAGCACCCCGTCGAACCGGATGCGGGACAGGGCGGTCAGGCCCATGCCGGGCGGCCCGGCCAGCCGCCAGCGGGTGACGACCTGCGTGCGGTCGTCGTTCTGCTCGGTCGAGGCGACGGGCTGCATGTTGCAGTCCGACACCTCGCGTTCGACGTCCTCGTACACGTCGTGCCCGCGGTCGTCCTGCCCGGTCAGGATCCGGTCGATGACGGTGACCGTGTGCCGCCGCAGCGGGTTCGCGAGCGGCATCAGGCGTCGTCCCCCCGGTTCAGGCGGTGCGCCTCGACAGCGGCCCGCCACTGCTCGGTGATACCGACCGCGGCCGTCACCGCGAACGAGACGGATTCGGTGCCGGTGGTCACCTGCTGGATCGCCGGGTCCGTGCGGTAGATGGCGCGGGCCTGGTCGATGACCGCCTCGGACACCTCGCCCGGGACCGGGTCAAGGCCGTGGTCCCACGAGACGGTGATCTCCGACCACTCCGGCCAGCAGCCGTCAGGGTGCAGCAGCAGCCCGGCCTGCCGGCGCACCTTCACCCCGGCCAGTTCCTCGCCGTCGACGAGGACGGAGTGCACGGCCAGGACCGGGCAGGCGGGCAGGCGCAGTACGGCCTGCCCGCTGCCGTCGAGGTACGACGTGTCGTCCGTGACCAGCGAAACGGGGTGACGGACCTGCCCGCGGAACCGCCTGGTGGCGGCGCGCAGTGCGGCCAGCAGCTGCACGTCGCTGGCGGGCACGCCCAGGAACTCGGCCAGGTCGGACGGCTCGGCGAGGTACGGGGCCGCCGCTGCCACGGTCAGGTCCCGGCGATGATGCCGCGCGTGCGCAGCGCGGCCAGCAGCGCGTTGTGGGCGTCCGCTGCGGCTGTGAGGCTGGCGAACGGGCTGGCGACGTTGTTGATGGTCGGCGCGGTGCCGGACATGCCGCCCATCCCGACGGTCCGCAGCGGAGCCACCCGGATCACGGTGCCCGCCGCCGCGGCGTCGTCCAGTGCCATGCCGACCGCGTACAGGTCGCCGGGGTCGCTGACGAACGCCTTGCCCAGCGTGCCGCACCGGACCATGTTGCCCGGGTCGATCGCCTCTCCGGCCTCCACCTCCCACACGGCCCGGCCGGACACGGAGAACGTGAACTCCTCCTCGTCGGCCAGGTCGGTGCCGTCGGTGACTCCGACGGGGATCTCTCCGGCGACGGCGAGCCGCATCACGGCCCCGTCGTCGACAGCCGCCGTGGTGGTGAGGAACCGGCGCTTGGGTGCGGCGCCGGACATCGTGACCTGGAACGTGCTCGTGCTCATGCGGTGTCCTTCCCCATGATCGTCTTGCGGTTCTTGCCTGCGGCCTCGGCCGCCAGGACCCGCGCGGTCTCCGCCTCGTCCGCCGTGGCGAGGTGCTCCAGCACGGCCGGGGCATCGTGCTCGGACGGGTCGAACAGCGGCTCGGGCTCTGCGAGCGCGCGCGTGAGCGGGCCCGCACCGGCGCCCGTGCGGGCGCGGTAGCGCGCCTCGTCCTCGGCCCTCACGCGGATGCCGTCGATGGTCACCATCTTGTGGACCGGCATCAGCTGCCACCCCCGGCGGGCTTCACCACGATCAGCCGGTTCGGCTTCCAGATGACCTGCTCCGCGCGCAGCTCCGCGCGGACGTAGACCAGGTTCCGCTGGGCGTAGTCCTTGTGCTGGTTGAACGCCAGGATGGACAGGCCCTCCACGTCGAGCAGGGCGACCTGCCGCCAGTCGCCGAGGATCACGGTCCCGGGGGCGAGCCGCTGGGACAGCGCGCGGGCGCGCCCCCAGCTGGTGTTCGGGCCCTGCCCGAACGGACCCTGGCCCATGAACCGGTCCGTGGTGTCCTGGAGCAGGTCCCACGCCTCGTCGTCCTCCGGCGACATCAGGCACGCCGTCACGTTCCCGCCGGGCAGGGTCGTGATGCGAGTGATGGCCTGACGGATCGCCTTCACCTGCGCCATCGCGTTCGGGCCCGGCGAGTACGTCAGCTCCTGCACGCCCGTGGTGTGCAGGATGCCCCTCGGCTCGCCGCTCGTACCGGGACCGTTCAGCAGCTTGTCCTCGATGACGCTGTCGAGGCTGTACTCCAGCTCGTTGTTCATGTACGTCGCCAGCGCCGGGGCGTCCGAGAGCAGGGCGTTGGTGACGTCGTAGCCGTCCGCGTAGGTGTACGGCTTGGCGTCCGCCAGTTCCGTCTGGATCGTCGACGTGGGCTTCACGGTGGCGTCGCCGGGGAGGATCTCGTCCGGGACGATGGCCGCGTTGCGGGTGACGCCGGTGACCTGGAGGTACTCGAACGGTCCGTCGGCCTCGCCCCGGGTGACGAGGTCGAGGATGGTCAGGTTGTCGCGGTCGACCTGGTCGACCATCGGCATCCGGACCGGCTGCACGTGGCCGAGGGCGACCTGGAGCGGGGACGCCGTGGCCTTCCGGCCGCCGAGCCACTCCTTCATGCTGCCGACCTTGACGCGGCCGATGTCGACCGCGCTGCCCTGACCGAGGCCGGTCGGGTGCTGCTTGCGGAACTCGCCGTACAGGCCCGACTTCACGAACCGCTCGCCGAGCGACGCGGCGTCGGCGACCTCCTGCCGGTCCTTCACCTGGAGAGCGCCGGCGGGCCCGGCCGGGGGCGTCCCGGGCTGGGTGCTCGCCTTCCCGGCCATCGCGGCGGCGGCGGCCTGCGCGTCGTCCGCGGCCTTCACCTTGCCCTCGACCTCGTCGGTCTCCGTCTTCAGCTCGTTGATCCGGGTCACCTCGTCATCGGTGAACTCCCGGTTCTCCTCGCGTGCCTTGGCGACGATGTCCGCCGCTTCCTTCAGCAGCGCCTGGAGCTTCTCGCGCAGCGTCATGCTGTCCTCCGTGCAGTCAGGTCTCGTGCGGTGATCCACGCATCGACCTGGGCGAGCGACGGACCGGCAGCCTTCGCGGGCGCCTCGGGGGCGGCGGCGGGCGGCTCGGCCGGCCGGTGGCCGGTCTCCTCGGGGTTGACCCGGCCGGACGGCCGGGAAGTCTTCTGCGGTTCGGCCGAGGCCAGCACCTCACCGATCGAGGCGTGCGCGCTGGACAGGGCGTCGTAGTTGGCCTGGCTCAGCACCCGGCCCGCCTTCGCACCGCGCACCAGGTCGGCGGCCTTCGCGGCGAGCAGCTCGGTTTGCTGGTTCGCGCCGACCAGGCACGGCCCCACCTCGTACAGGCGGGAGAACCGCTTGATCTCGTAGTACTCGCCCCACGGGTGCGCGGCCAGGTCGTCGGTGTCGACCCAGCCGCCCTCTCCGACGTCGTAGGCGAACGAGAACTGCTTGATCCGGCGGCCCTTCAGCAGGCCGTGCACGTGCTTCGCGGTCGGGTTGGTGTCCATGTCCTCGATCTGCGCGAGGACCTCCAGCCCGTCCGGTGTCTCGGTGGCCTCCATGACGCTGCCGATGTGGGCGAACGGGTCGCCCCACTTGTGCGACCAGACGACCGGGATCGGGTCGCCGGACGCCTTCCACTCGGCGAGGACCTGGGCGAACGCGCCCGGGGCGATCACATCGCCCATGCTGTCCTCGTTGCCGAACACGGAGACGAGCGCCCGGAACTGGCCTTCCTTCAGTCCGTCGGCGGGACCGGCGGCCTTGATCCGGGCCTGTGCTTCCTTGGTGCGGGGCACGGTCAGCCCCCCACTCGCGGCGGCCAGCACCACGTACCGGCCTGGTCACCTTCGACGCGCGATGCGACGAAGTAGTCGAACGGCCCGTCCATGAACACCTTGAGGTTCACGTCCGGGTGGCCGGTCACGGACGTCACGAGGGCCGCGTAACACTGCCCGGCCCGCGGCAGATTGGACTGGTCGAGCAGCGCCGTCGGGTTCGCCCTGAGCTGCGTGCGGACGGCTTTCACGTCGTGCTCGGACATGCGGTAGTGGACGATGCGGCCAACGGTGGGCTTCACGGTCAGCCCCCCTCTCGTGTGTAGTCCAGGCGGCAGTTGCAGTTCGCCGTTTCCTCGGCGCTGCCGTTCGCGTCGCCGGGCCAGCGCAGCCCGTTGGAGAAGGTGCGGCCCAGCTCGACGCTGTCGCCGTTCATCCGGACGTGGGACTCGCGCGGGTTCTTCCCGCCCGTCCGCCACACCTTGTGGGTCAGGCCCGAGGCGCCGGCCGCGTCGTGCGAGCCGAAGCTGCGGGCCTCCGTCGCGGCGGTCACCGCGCGCATTCCGGCGGCCACGACCCACGACGCCAGCCCGGTCTTCAGGTTGTCGCGCCAGTCGCCCTCGTCGCGGACGGCCGCGGTCGCCGCGCTGTAGGCGGCCTGCTCGTACTGCTCGGCGTGCGAGGCCGCCGCAGCCGCCAGCCACGCCTCCATCACGGCCGCATCCCAGCCGTCGGCCTCCGGGTTCCACACCCCGAGCACCGACCAGGCCCCGATCTGAGCGAGCCGGAACCCGTACCCGGCGATGAGTGCGGCCAGCTGCGCCTGCCGCTCCGGGGACTGCGCGGCCCACAGGTCGAAGAAGTCCGGAGGTCCGTCGGCTTTCGCGTCGGCTCGCTCCAGCAGTCCGTCGGCCTGCCGCTCCGCCCACCCCATCAGGGCAGCGGCGAACGCGTCCCGCTCCGCCTCGAACGTGCCCAGGTCCTCGGGCCGCCCGGCCTTCACGCGGAGCGGCCCCGACCTTTTGGGAGAGCGTCCGGCGCGGTGTCCCTCGGCGACGCCAGCCCGCCGATGGTCACATTCAGCGGCGTCACCAGTTCGTCGGTGCCCTCCACGTGCGGCAGGTTCTGCACCGCGCGCGCCTCCGAGCGCAGCATGTACGGCGCCCCGACAGCGGTCTGAAGCAGCGCGGCCTGCTCCGTGAAGGAGCCGCGCAGCTTGGCCTCCAGGTTCGCCTCGACGTACAGGTTCGAGCCGGGCGCGAGCAGCGGCACCAGCATGGAGTTCAGGACGTCCTGCCACTGCGTGACGTACGGCCCGAGCGAGATCGTGAACAGCATCTGCCGGAAGGCGTCGATGTTGGAGAACGTGCCCTCGCGCGCGCCCACCAGCTCGGGGGCGATGTGGTAGGCGCTCGCCACCTCGGCGTCGGTGAGCTGGCGGCCCTCGATGTCCTGCGTCTCCCGCGGGTTGAAGGCGCTGATGGTCTTCAGCGTCATGCCGTCCTCAAGGATCGGCGTGCCGCCAGCAGACGGGCCGCGCCCGACGAAGGCGTTGAACGCGGCGATGAAGCGGGCCTTCGCCGTCGGCGACCAGGCAGCCGCGTCCGCCGGCCGCTCGATCACGGCCGGTACACGGGCGCCGTTGCGCCACACGGAGCGGCGCCACTCGATCGCCTCGGTCTGCTCGGCGAGGATCTGCCGCAGCGTGTCCATCGGCGAGGTGCCGTCCGCGCCGACCGTGGCATATCCGTGGTCGAACAGGTACGGGGCGGGCAGCGGCACCACCTGCGCCGGGCCGCGCGACGAGATCAGGTACAGCGCTGCGGGCTGGTCGTCGTCGTCCGCCAGGATGTGGAAGCGGCGGGCGGGCTTGCGCCGCAGCTCGAACCCGGAGGCTGTGTCCGCGCTGGGCAGGATCTGCTGGCACCACCGGTCGTAGATCAGCCAGTCCACCAGGGTGGAGTGCCACAGCCGCGACGGCGAGCGGTGCGGCGCCGGTTGCCCAAGGAGCTGCGCGATCGGGTGGTCGGTCACCCGGCGCCGGTCGGTGTCGGAGACCCGCTCGTAGACGTGCCACGGGATCGTGCACAGCTGCCGGGCGATGTAGTCGACGACCTTCCGCACCGACGGCTGGGTCTCCCACACCCGGGCCGCCGCCGCGGTGTCGGAGTAGTTCGACAGCGGCACCCCCGGGTCCACCACCCGGATGCCGTTCGCCATCAGGTGCGCGCCCAGCTCCGACAGGTCGCTGAACTGCTCGGCAGCCTTGGCCAGTACGGGCACTCCGTCCTGATCGACGACCTGCCCGGAGACAGGGGCCTTGCGGCGCGGCCACCAGCGCATACGCCCACCTCCTTCTCAGATCGCTTCGAAGTCGCCGTCTTCGTAGGCCGATACACGCTTGGGCGGGCGGGCCAGGACCTCGGACATGGCGTCGCACAGTGCGCTGACGCCGTCGATCTTGTCGCCGCCGGAGGACTTGTCCGGCTTCACGTTGCCGGCGGTGTCGATGGCCACGGCGAGGTTGTCGACCATCCACGCCATGACGGGGTTCCCGTCGTGCCGCAGCATCGGCCGGCCGCCCTCGCGTACCTGCCGCTGCCCTTGGAGCAGCAGTCGCTGCACTGCCTTCAGCGCCGGGGACATGGACTTGTAGCCCTGGCCGACGCCGACCATTGGCGCACGCTCACCTTCCAGATCGTTGGTCAGAGGAGTCGATGACCAGCGGTCGAAGCCGAGCGACTTCACCTCGAAGAAGTCGAGGTCCGCTCTGATCTGGTCGCCGATCACGCTGTAGTCGGTGACGTTGCCGGGCGTGGTCTTCAGCCAGCCCTCGCGCACCCACACGGAGGCGTTCCCGGCCGTGCGCCGGTCGAGGTCCGTGATGTTCTCCTCGGGCGTCCAGAAGCGAACGACCATGTCCACGCTGCCGTCCCGGTCGTCCGGGAACAGCCACACCAGCGCGTTCAGGTCGGACACGGCGCCCAGGTCCAGGCCGCCGTACGCCTCGCGCTCGCGCAGCTTCTCCTCGACGATCAGCGCGCCGTTCGCCGTCCACGACTCCAGCGTCAGGAACTTCGTCGTCTGCTTCGTACGGACACCGCAGTGCAGCCGCAGGAACGACGCCAGCTCCGCCGGTGACTGCTTCGCCTTGTCCGCAGCCACCCGCAGGTAGGCACGCGTCGGGCTGACCCCGTAGCCCGGGTTCGCCTTCCTCCACGTCGCCTCGTCGAACGGATCGTCGTCCCGCTCGGCCGCGAATACGACCCCGTACACGGCCGGTGCGGTGTACGCCCCGCGCGCCAGCTGCTCGATGCGCTCACGCTTGCGGTGGTAGACCGACTGGCGGTTACCCGCGTCCGCCGTCGTGATGATGAAGATGAGCGGCTGCCGACGCGAGCCGGTACCGGACTCGATCGTCTCCACCAGCTCCGGGCTCTTGTGCTCGTGCAGCTCGTCGACGATGCCGCCGTGCAGGTTCAGGCCGTGCTGCGCGCCCGCGAGGGACGACACCGGCTTGAAGTATGAGTCCGTCTTCGGGTGCAGGATCACCCCGGCCATCGGCTGCATCACCCGCTTGAGCGCGGGCGACTTCTCCACGATCGCCTTGACCGGCTTGAAGAGCAGACCGGCCTGCTCCTTGGTCACGGCCGCAGTGATGACCTGAGCGCCCGGCTCCCCATCGGCCGCCATCAGGTACAGCGCGATGCCGCCCGCCAGCGTCGTCTTGCCGTTCTTGCGCGGCACGTCGACGTAGACCTCGCGGATGATCCGCACGTACATATCCGCGTCGTCGTCCCACTGCACCCACCCGAAGATCGGCGCCAGGATGTACGCGACTTGCCACGGGTCCGGCCGCAGTGGCCTCCCGGCCAGCGCGCCCTGGGTGTGCCGCAGCTGCTCGAACGCCCGCATCACCTTGTCGACGCGCTCGGCGTCGAACACGGCGCCGGGCACGTCCCGCGGCTCGGGAGTCTTGACCAGCGGCGGGCAGTCCGGCAGCGGTATGCCGCGCTCGACCAGATACCAGGCGACTTCCGGGCTCAGCTTCAGCCGGGCCAGCAGCTCCTCGTCCAGATAGGCGGCCGGGACGCCGCTACCCGAAGGGGTTGTCGGGGTCCGGCTCATGCTCAGACCCCCTCGCCAGCTGCTGCTCGGTCGACGGGGTCAGCCCGAAGTGGGCCGCCCACGCCCGCAGCTCACGGCCGGCCGCGCGAGCGATGCCGACCGCGGGGTGAGGCAGCGTGCCCTGCTTCGCCTCGAACGTCAGCCCTTCCCGCTGGACGGTCTCGGTCGCCTCGCGGAAGGTGGCCCAGGCCTCGCAGTACGCCGCCAGGGCGCCGCGGTCCTCGGGCTTCAGCAGGTCGAGGCGGGACAGGCCGGGAACGACGCGGTCCCATTCGGCGCGGGCCTCGTCCGAGAGCCAGTCCGGAGCCTCGGGCGGGATGCGCTTGAAGGCCGGTCCGAGGTGGACGTCGCGGCCGGCAGAGTCCTTGCCGGGCGCGCGGCCCTTGATCAGCTTGAGGGTGGCGGGTTGCGGTGTGCGGCCCATGGCGGGTGACCCCCCTTCGGGATTCTGTGCACGCACGCGCCGAGCTGACGGCGCCGGGCCCCCAGCCGATCACCCCGGCGATGGCGACTCCCCTACCCCCGGGGTGGGCTGGGGGAGGTCGGTCAGGTCGCCTCCGGTGAGCAGGTAGGCGGCGGCCTCGGTCATCAGCCCGGCGAGCATCGTGCGGATCTCGCCGAGGTCAACGCCGTCGGGGTGGACGGCCACGGTGATGCTGCCGATCTCTGTGCGCAGTTCGGCGCCGTCAGGCAGGTCGGTGACGAGGTGGACAGCGCTGGTGATCTCTGCGGGCATGGGGTGAGCCTCCATCGGGTCAGTGGGGCCTGCGGCGTGCCCTGTTGGCTCGTGCGGCCTCGGCCTTGGACTTGACGAGGTGGCATGGGCCGCAGATCAGGCCGAGGTTGTCGAGGTCCTCGACGGCTCCGCCCTCGAAGATCGGCGTGATGTGGTCCAGCTCGTGCTGGTGCTCGCCGTCGGGGTCGTCGTCGAGGCTGGGCTGTTCGTCGCCGCATCGGTAGCAGCATCCATTGTCACGTGCTGTGACGTAACGCTTGAGCGTGCGCCATCTGCCCGAGCTGATGCCGTACCTGCTGGCCTTGTCGTCCCTGCCTGCCCATGGGATGGGCTGGTGGTCGTCGCATCTGCCTCGCTTGGTAGCGAAGACAGAGCATCGGGGGTCAGAGCACCGGGAGGGGGGCCGGGTAGGCACGGGGGGTACCTCCCGGGGGTGGTGTGGGGGCGTCAGGTGGTGGTGGGGGCAGCATGGGCAGCGTGTTGCATGTCCCCTTCAGGCACGTCTGGTGCCCCTCGGCGGACAGGTGTACGTGCTTCCCTGCCTTGGCGAGCAGGTGGGCGGCCTCTACAGCGTCTCTGGGCGCTTCAGGGCGAGCGGGCATGACACCTCCCTGATGGCACGACAAAGCCCCCGGGTTCAGGTCACCGGGGGCTCTGTCGTGAGTGATATGGGTGCCATCTGAGGGCACAGTTGTACACCCGGATCGTCACACGGCGCCTGACCTGCGGTCAAGCGACGCTGCGTTGTCGGCGCTCCGCGAGTAGGGCGGCAACGTCAGCCGAGGCGTACCAGGGGTACCGGGCGGTGCCTCCGGCCTTGGCGATGCGGCCTCGGTAGACGAGGTTGCGGAGGGCTCCGGGGGTGATCCCGAGAGCGCGTGTCACGTCGGCGGCGGTGTAGTAGCCAGGGGGCGCTTCCATGCCTCCATGATGCCCAGGGAGGGAGGCGTCGAAGGGGAGGATGAGCCCTTGTTTCCCGGGCTCTGCTGCCTCCGATGCGGTGCCTCCCTTGCCTCCCTGACTGGCCATTTGCGCAGGTCATGCACAGGGAGGCAGGTCGGGGAGGCTGGTAGGGAGAACTCCCCGGGATCCTGGCGCCTCCCTACTCGTCGAAGTCGTCCTCATCGTCGGTCGCGCGGTCGGCGATGGCTTCGGCGACGCGCTGTCGACTGACGTGCATGACGCCGCTGGTCTTGTACTCGCCGTGCCCGGCGTCGTCCAGGACGCGCTTCAGGTCGCGGAATGACCAGCCGTCGTACTCGCCCGGGTTGTGGTCGCCGAGCCGGTGCAGGACGTCTTGCGTGCGCAGCTTCGTCTCGTTGCCGAGGACGGTCAGGATGTCGGCGAGGTGGTCCGCCGGCGCGTAGGCGGTCACCTCCGGGTCCGCGGTTCCCTCGACCAGTCCCATGGCGCGCTCGACGACCGGGGTGACCTCGTCGATGCCCTTGTCGGGGTCGCGGGCGACGTAGTGGGCGCGGACCACCTCGAACGGCTTGCCGCTGAACCCCACGGTCACAGCCGTACCGACGTCCTCGCCGGGAATCAGCGTGGTCGCGGTGATCCCGGCCTTGTGTCGGCCGGAGCCGAGCAGCCCGTCATTGGCGACGTGGTCACCGACGGCGAACGCGACACGGTGGGAGGTATTGCGGGTGACGTCGCGCGGGAGGCTGTCGGCGGTCGGGGAGACGGTGACCCAGACGAGGGTGATGGCCGTCTTGCGGGCCTTCTTCATCACCTTGATGGCCAGTTCAGCGGCCTCTTTGCCGTACTCCTTGTGCATGAACAGCTCGTGGCACTCGTCGAACACGACGACCTTGGGCCGCATCCGCGGATCCTTCAGGGCCAGTTCGCGGGTGACCTTCGTGGCGCCGTCGCCGAGTTCCTCCAGCAGCTTGCCCCGCATCGTCACCTCGTCCCGCAGGCTGCGCAGGGCCTTCAGAGCGGCCTCGATGTCCTCGTCGTCGTCGCCCTTGACCAGCGTCTTCAGGCGGGGCTTCAGCGGGTCGTAGTCGGTGTTGTACGCCATGACGTACGCCTCGACGATGACGAGCGGGTCGAGGATCGCACCGAGCAGCAGGGCGATGACCAGGGACGACTTACCCGAGCCCATGATGCCGCCGACCATGTAGTTGGCGGCCATGAGCTTGCCGATGATGGGCTCGCCGCGCTGGGAGACGGCGACGGGCACGCCCTTGAAGTAGTCCGTGACGCCCTCGGTGAGGAGCGGCCACGGCGGGACTGCGCCGGAGAGGGAGCCCTGGTCGGCGACCCACAGGTCGAGGACGCCGGGCTGCTTCGGGGGTTCGGTCGGCCACACCTCGACGGGCTTGCGCATGAGGTTGTGGGCGAGGACGTTCTTCTTCCCGGCGATCATCTCGACGGTGACGCCGAGCGGGAGTTGCAGCTGGGTGTGCCAGCCGTTCCCGGACCGGCTGGTCGGGGACACCCAGCGCGGCTGCCAGCCGTCCTTGATGGCCTTGTTGAGCGGGGCGATGCCGAGGTTGCCGAGCGCGCGGAGGATGGCGCCCTCGTCGGGGACGACGTCGCGCTGCTCGGGGTCGCCGGGCAGTGCCCAGGCCGGGGCGGTCTGCCGGTGCCGTCCGACGGCCCACACCCCGGCGAGGGCGATGAACGGCAGGGCGACGAGGAGCGGGTCCCAGATGACGCCGGCGATGAATGCGACCCAGGCGACGAACTCGATGACGGTGGCGAGCGGGGTGAGGACGTCGCTGACGTCGTGGTTGGCCCAGGCGAGCATGATGCCGAGCAGCAGCAGGACGCCGGCCCCGGCGGTGGCGCCCATGAACAGGGCCTTCGGGGCGTTGATGGCCAGCTGGAGGAGTTCCATGCGCCGCCGGTGGCGGGACTGCCGGAAGATGTAGGCGCGCTGCTCCCAGTCACGGGCGACGTCTTCCTGACCTGCGGCTTCGGCGGCTCGCATCATGCGTTCGTGGCGGGCGGTGGTGCGGGAGTCCCAGGCCCGGCGGGTCAGCAGGCGGGCGCCGCCGACGACGTAGGCGCCGTGTCGGACGACGGCCCTGTAGGAGCCGTGCTCGCGGGCCTCGACGACGACGCGCCGCAGGTGGTCGATGCGGACGCGGCGGCGGGGCCGCAGCTTGTCCTCAACAACCGTCTCGGGG